TCGGTACGGTCACGCAGCGGATTCGTGCGCTGAACACCCCGGCGGATATTTACGTCATAAACCGCGAGAACGTCCCGTGGCTTGTGGACTATGACAGCAACGCCTGGCGGTTCGACATGGTCGTGGTGGACGAGCTGTCAAGCTTCAAGAGCAATAAGGCGCAGCGTTTCAAGTCGCTGTGTTACGTCCGGCAGCATATCAGACGCTTTGTGGGCCTGACGGGTACTCCAGCAAGCAACGGGCTTACCGACCTCTGGGCGCAGGTCTATCTTCTGGACGGCGGCGAACGCCTCGGAAAGAAAATAACCCACTTTCGCACGAAGTACTGCGAATGCGAGACCCACGGCGGGCACTTCACCACCTACTCTATGAAGCCCGGTGCGGAGGAAGCCATAAAGTCGGCGATCTCGGACATATGCGTTTCCATGAAAGCCGAGGATTATCTTACTCTTCCCGACTGCCTGACAGTTGACGTACCCGTAGTCCTGGACGCAAAGGCGAAGAAGCAGTACGAGAAACTCGAGCGGGATATGCTTTTGCAGATCGACGAAAGCACTCTTGACGCGGGAACGGCTGCGGTGCTGACAGGGAAGCTTCTGCAATTCGCCAACGGCGCGGTGTATGACAAAAACCAAAACGCCGTTGAGGTACACAGCTGCAAGCTTGATGTTCTTGCGGAAATAATCGAGGGGCTGAACGGTCAGCACGCGCTGCTGTTTTACAACTTTCGGCACGACCTTGAACGGATCACGGAGCGGTTCGTAAAATCGGGTCTGACGATACGGCAGCTTAAAAACGACAGGGATCAGCAGGACTGGAATGACGGGAAGATCGACATACTCCTTGCGCACCCCGCTTCCGCAGGCTACGGGCTGAATTTACAGCGGGGCGGTCATCACATAATCTGGTTCGGGCTTAACTGGTCGCTGGAGCTTTATGAACAGGCGAACAAGCGTCTTCACAGGCAGGGTCAGCGGGAAACGGTAATCGTTCACAGGCTTATAACTCAGGACACAAGGGACGTTGACGTGGCTGCGGCTCTTGAGGGGAAGTCCGATGTTCAGAACGCGCTGCTTGAGGCCCTTAAGGCGAAGATACGGGAAATAAAGTCGGGTTCGGGGGCTGTTGGAGGACGGGATTAAAAACTGAATTTTAGACACGACCAAAGGAGGAACGGCAATGACCGCAAAAGAATACCTGCGGCAGGCGTACATAATCGACCGCAAAATAAAGCTCGAAATCGAAAAGCTGGCGGAAATGCGGTCGGCTTTATACGGTCGCGGGGTGAGCTGCAAGAGCGACGGTTCTAAGCACGTCCGCCGAGGCAACGGATTTGAAAACGCTTTGCTTCGGGTTATGGAGCAAGAGGAGCGTTTGGACGCCGAGATAGATCAGCTGACTGCAAAGCGTCTTGAAATTGAAAAAGCGATCGCTGCCGTTCCGAACGAGGTCCAGCGGGAGGTGCTTACAAGGCGGTATCTGCTGTATCAGAAGTGGGAGGTTATTGCGGAAGCTATGAATTATTCTGAAAGGCACATCAGACGGCTTCACGGATACGCTTTGAAAAACATGTCCTTGAATGTCCGCTTTTAATGTGCTATAATGTAAAATAAGCAAAGAATAATTAAACGAGCCGCCGTTATCGTGACCCCCTAACACGTTCGGCGGCACACTTTGCTTGCAAGTTGCACCAATACGGTGTGCGATTTATGTCAAAAACAACAAATTTGTGTGCATAATATTGTATTTCCGTGTTTTATGTAGTATTATGTAGATATAATACAAATTTTAGGGGGATAACCAATATGGCTAAATACTCATTATCTTTTTACACGTTCAGAATATTTTATAGTAAAAGCCGCAAGGAGGCAATTCCTTTTGGGAAAATAAACGAAAAAGATATAGAAGACCTTCTATATGATTATTTTGTTAAAACCGCCTCCAAATATATCAACAATACAAAAGACGAGCGGTTATTCAGAACAGTTAATTTTGATGTTAATATTTATAATTGCAAAAATGCTTTGTTTTATAAATCCATAACAGCGTTCATAAAGACTGGCGAGTACGGAAATGAAGAAGAGATTGTTGATTACGAGAAACAAAAAGTAACAAAAACGCTTAATTATAGCGAGGCGCCTGTAAAACCATTTGGATTTGCAATATACTTTCATCCGGATAAAGATACCGCAATATTAGTAACGCAATCACTAGGTGGAAAAGGCATTTCTGCCCAAATAAAAAGCCTTTTAAAAAGCTTTGTAACCGGAATAGACAACACATATTATGCTGAAATAAAAAATGTAATTCCTCATAAATTGCTGGAGCAGCTTCTTGATAGTAAAGAAATTAAAAAATTATGCATTGAAACATATAAGGAAACCGGCTTTGATCTTGTAGATGAACTTGGCGAGAAGACAACGTTGCAAACTTCTAAAAACACAACTGTTTACTCAAAGCCCTTAATATCAAATAAAAAATTCTTTCTCGACCTGTTCACTGAAAGGCGCAAATTAAGTAAAATTGCTGGACTATCGGATGACGAAACTATCACAAACATTTCAATTAATTTTGGAGATAAAAGCATTAATTATAATGCGTACTTCAATACACGGATTACTGAGGATATAACAAAAGAATTTAAAGATGAACCTTTTGGTGCATTAAAGCTTTATAATGTCATGGATTTAAGCGTTATGGAATATCTATATTTGTTAAACATAATTCAACGGATAGACGGTTATTCCCCATCGAGAGAAGCAAAAAGATTTTTTTGGATAGATGAAGAAAAGGATGAATTACATGAAAATGATTCTGTTAAATGCAATTAGCTGTCCATATATATATTTAGTTGCGGCACTTATTATTTTTGTATCCTGTAAAGCCTCGCGTTCGTACATAAACATTACAAAAATAATTATAAACTACAGTGAACAAATTATGTGCGCTCATAATTTAAGATCGCTTTTTGTTGCTTTTCCTATCTTTTTGTCAATATCAATAAATTTAGTAAAACCTATTGACGAAGATATTATAGATTCAATAACGCTATCGGTTTCTATTTTAATTTCAATGTTTTTTGCATATATCGCTTTTTTTGATGAATATAAAATCCCTAATGTTAATGACGCATCGAGTAAAGAAATACTTACAAAGACTAATTCAGAATCAAGTATAATAGTAAGCTATGAAATTCTCATAAGCATAATATTACTGACAATATGCACAATATATCCAATTGTTGACAGCAGAGATGCAGAAATATTGAATTGCGGAACATTATTTATTTCGTTAAAAAGTATTTACGGACTTATAATTTACTCATTGTTTGTACACATGATAATGAATTTACTTATTTTGCTAAAGCGATATAATGTTTTAAAAGAATATCAAGAGCATAACCACTCCTAACCCGAGTGGTTTTTATTTTGCCGAGAGGAGGTGTCACGCCGTGGGCAAAACCAACAAACCGAAATACAAGACCGCTGCCGAAATGCAGGAGGCGGTAAACAAATACTTCGAGGACTGCGGCGGGCAGCCTCTCAAAGACGATAACGGCAATGCCATCCGAAACAAAAACGGCGTTCCCGTGATAGTCGGCGAACACCCGCCCACGGTTACGGGACTTGCCTTATGGCTCGGCTTCAAGACCCGTCAGTCTCTGCTTAATTATCAGGGCCGTTCCAAAGCCTTTGACGACGTTCTCGCCGCTGCCAAGTCCCGCTGCGAGGAATACGCCGAACGCCGCCTTTATGACCGCGACGGGGTGAACGGGGCGAAATTTTCTCTTGCGAACAACTTTAAGGGGTGGCGGGATAAGCCGGAGGAAAAGGTCAAAAATGAAGAGGTGAAAATAATTGACGACATCTGATATTCGACTCTCCGAGCTTTTAGCTAAGCCCTATTACGAGCTTCACAGGGCAGTCAAAAATCACGATTACACTCACTTCGATCTAAGCGGCGGACGGGGTTCCCTTAAATCCTCTACTGTCAGCATTGAAGTAATTTTACTGATTTTACGCAACCCCGATTGTCACGCGCTTGTAATGCGCAAAGTGGCTAACACGCTGCGTACTTCGGTATATTCTCAATACCTTTGGGCGGTATCAAGGTTAGGTCTGGACAAGTATTTTACCGCTCACACCTCCCCCATGGAGCTTATTTACAAGCCTACGGGGCAGCGGATAATTTTTTTCGGCGCGGACGACGCGGGCAAGCTCAAATCAATAAAGCTGCCTTTCGGATACATAGGCATAACCCATTTCGAGGAAAAAGACCAGTTTTCGGGACGCGCCGAGATACGCACGATATTGCAGTCAACAATGCGGGGCGGAAGGCTTTTCTGGAATTTTGAAAGCTACAATCCGCCTATCTCCGTGTCAAACTGGGCGAATGAAGATTCTTTGGAGGAACGTCCCGACAGGCTTTGTCACAAAAGCTGCTATGTTGACGTCCCCCGTGAATGGCTGGGCGAGCAGTTTTTTACCGAAGCGGAAATTCTGAAAGCGCAGAACCCGCGGGCATATGAACATGAGTATTTAGGCGTACCCGTGGGCGTTGGAGGAAATGTCTTTGAAAATGTTGTCGTCCGTGAAATTCCCGACGATGAGCGTGAGCAGTTCGACCGAATTTACATGGGCATTGACTGGGGCTGGTACCCCGACCCCTTCGCATGGGTAAAAATGCATTTTGACGCCGCACGACGGCGTTTATTTATTTTCGACGAGCTTCGGTGCAATAAAAAAAGCAATGCGGAAACGGCGCGTATTTTAACGGAAGAAAAAGGCGTTTTACACTCCGATTTGATTATCGCCGACAGCGCGGAGCCTAAGTCCATAGGCGATTACAGAAGCTGCGGTTTATTTTGCAGAGGCGTGGAAAAGGGTGCGGGCAGCGTTGACTATTCCATGAAGTGGCTACAGTCGTTAAATGAAATTATTATCGACAAAAAGCGGTGTCCCGGTACCGCAAAGGAATTTATCGAGTACGAATACGAACGGTCAAAGGACGGCGAAATAATCAGCGGCTATCCCGACGCGAACAATCACAGTATTGACGCGGTAAGGTACGGAATGTTTCCCGTCTGGAAAAAGAGGGGCTCATGAATATTTTTTCTCAAATCAGAGCGGCGGTGAAAAAATTGTTTTCAAAAAATGAATTACGCGAAAAAATCAACACGGATATTGCCGTGTCTCAGACCATGCTTGACGCTGTGGCGTACTGGACAGAGTGTTATGAAAACCGCGCGGAATGGCTTACCGCAAAATACCGCGGCAAGCATTTACCCGCGGCGATCTCCCGCGAATTTGCACGGCTTGTCACTCTTGAATTTAAGTCGGAATTAACCGGTGGGGAACGGGCGGAATTTCTGTCAAAGTTATATCACAAAGTAATTTCCGACGCGCCTGTTTTTACGGAATACGCTTGCGCAAAGGGCGGATTAATGCTTAAGCCGTATATTTCAAGCAGCGAAATAACGGCTTCCTACGTTCAGGCGGACAGCTTTTTCCCCACGGCTTACGACAGCTCGGGAAATATTACGGGCTGCATTTTTGCCGAAAGAAAAATTGTGGGAAATAAATTCTACACGCGGCTTGAAGCGCATGATTTTACTCCCGAAAAATACACCGTGACAAATCGGGTTTTTCTTTCCGATAACGCGGGTCAGCTCGGCAGAAGTGTTCCCATAGGCAGCGTTCCCGAATGGGCGGGACTTCTTGAAAAAGCCGATTTGACGGGATTTAAAAGACCCCTTTTCGCTTATTTTAAAATGCCCGGTGCAAATTATATCGACAGCGGTTCCCCTCTTGGAGTTTCCGTATTTGCGGCGGCTTTGGACGCCATAAAAGACGCTGACGAGCAGTACGCCCGTTTTCTTTGGGAATTTGAGGGCAGCGAGCTGGCGGTTCACGCGGATATTACCGCTCTTGAAAACAAGGACGGCAAGGTTTCCGCGCCCATTCACAACAGGCGGCTATACAGGGGCATAGACATTGAAAATCTTTATGATGTGTACTCCCCTGCTATTCGCGACCAGTCGCAGATAAACGGTTTAAACGCTATCCTGCGTGATGTGGAGTACCTTTCGGGACTTGCTTACGGGACGTTCTCAAAGGTCGAGGACACGGCAAAAACCGCTACCGAAATTAAAGTCTCGCGGCAGCGTTCATATTGCACGGTGAGCGCGATACAAAAATCCTTGCAAAAATGTCTTGAGGAATTTTTAACTTGCCTTAATGACCTATGTGATTTTTACAAGCTTGCTCCTGCGGATAAAACAGAGCAGTCCTTTGAGTTTGACGACAGTCTGACGGTTGACGCGGAATACGAGCAAAAGCTGTGGTTACAAGAGGTTGCGGCGGGGCTTATGTCCCCCGAAGAATACCGCATGAGACGTTACGGAGAGACCCTTGAACAGGCTAAAAATAGGCTTCCTAAAGCTGTGGAGGACGGTGACGAATAATGCCCGT